CTGCGTCGTCCAATGTTGTGCCGTTGGGCGGCGGCGCTGCCGGTACGGCCCTGCTTCAGAGTGTTCCGGGTAAATGGTGTACGGTTGTATCCGACGGGACGAACTGGGTAATACTGCAGGCCGGATGATGATGCGGGACACCAACAACCAGCGGCGCGGGTGACGTGATGGGCACAATAGTTGACGGCGATTCTGGCGGCTCGGCCCTTACCGCTCTCACGGGTGTAGTAAACCGGACAATATCGTCCAAGACAACCAACTACGTGATACTGGCCACTGACGATCCTTCAGACTTCGATAACACCGGGGCGGCTGGTTCTGTCACGTTTACGCTGCCTGCGGCGGTGGTGGGTTACGTGTTCTCATTTACCGCCACTGTAGCCCAGACGCTCGTGATAGATGCACCCGGCGGTGTCACCATCTACGCGGGGAACCTTGCCTCTACTTCGGGTGGAACCTTCACCGCGACTACTAGAGGTGCCTACCTGCTTCTCAAGTGTCGATCTAATACAACGTGGTACGCCCAAGCCATTCTTGGGACATGGACCCCAGCATGAGAATGCTCTTTCTACTTTTCGCGCTGGTTTATTTTTAGAGGTTACCATGCCTTCAATAATCAACTCGACTGGTACATCAAGCGGCCTCGCAACGACGGCGGATGCCAGCGGCGTGCTGGAACTTCAGTGTGCCGGGAACATCGGCGTATCCATCGACGCAACCAGAAATGCGACTATCGGCGGCGGGTTGATTGCCACGAACGCAACGAACGGCTTCGTCTATATTCCAACTTGTGCAGGCACACCAACTGGTGCGCCAACAGCTAAGACTGGATTTGCTTCAGTTGTTGTCGATGCAACCAACGGCAAGCTTTATTTCTACAGCGGCGGCGCTTGGCGGGACGCTGGTCTGTGACGCACAATAGGAATTCGTCATGGCTTCAATAATTAACTCGACTGGCACATTAAACGGCATCGCGGAGACTGCGGATGACAGTGGCGTGCTGGAATTGCAGGGCGGCGGCAGCGTGGGTGTCGCTATCGACGCAACTAATAATGTGTCTATCGGCGGCGGGTTGATTGCCACAAGCGCAACAGACGGTTTTATCTATCTTCCGACTTGTGCGGGTATACCAACTGGTACGCCAACGTCTAAAGCAGGGTTTGTTCCGGTTGTTGTCGATGCAACTAACGGCAATTTCTATTTCTACATTGATGGTGCTTGGCAGAGCGTGGGCAGGGGGGCAGGCTTCTTCGTGTCGGGCGTCGGGACTGTGCGCACGTTGCCCGAGTTGAGCGTGCTGCTAAACGCGGACCCAACGCTCAACGTCACGATGCTGGGCAATTACAACGCGCAATATGACGGCGTGTTTACAGAATCGCCCCTTGGCACCACGTCTGCCACTGCCTACACTGGCACATTCGACGGCGCGGGCTACACAATCCGCAATTTCAGCCTGACCGACACTTCAGCCACACCCGGTCTGGAAGACGGCCTCTTCGGCAACGTCGGAAACACCAGCGGAGTCGGCACGGTCAAGAACCTCACGCTTTATGGAACCATCACGCAGACGCAGTGGGAGCGCACCACGCGCGATCCGGCTGGACGCTACCTGCTGGGGACGACGGTGGGGGGCATGGTCGCCTTCCTGCGCGGTACGCTCGACAATTGCGCGTCCTATGTGAGCGTCTACGGCAGCGGGTCGGGCGGGCAGTTCGGCGGCCTCGTCGGGCGAAACGACCAGTGGCCGAGCAAGACCGTCACCGGCATCACGCGGGCCAATCCGGGCGTCGTCACCGTTGCCAGCCACGGCATTCCGACCGGCCAGCGTATTGCCATCAAGGATGTGGCTGGCATGACGCAGGTGAACGGGCAAATTTTCACCGTGACGGCAATTGACGCCAACACCTTCAGCCTCGGCGTCGATACGTCTGGATATTCTGCCTACACCTCGGGCGGCGTCGCGATGGGCGCGGGGCGGGTCCTTAACTGCACCAGCGGCGCGGCGGTCGCACTCAACCTCTACAACTACAACACCTATCAATCGGCTCTGGTCGCATCGAACCGGGGCCTGATCGACAACTGCGTGACGACCGCAAGCGCGGTCTGCACGGCGGAGGGCAACTACCAGCCCAACCCGCCGACAGCGGCCTACTCCGCAGGCTGGACGGGCGCGGCCTCGATCACCGGCACGACAATGACGGTCACGGCCACCGGCCTTGGCGCGATGGCAGTCGGCCTCAACATTTTCGCGCCAAACTCGGTCGCTGGAACGGTCGTCGCGGCTAATACCGTTGTCACGGCGGACCTTGGCGGCGGCAACTGGCAGGTGAGCGTTTCGCAGACCGTCACCAGTCGCGACCTGATGGCGGCGACGGGTACATCCTTTAGCACCACCGGATCATGGATGGGCGGCATTGCGGGCGATAATGGACTGCCTGCGATTGGCGACAGCCCCACGGCGCTGATCGAAAACAGCACCTCCTATATCCGCCTGCAGAACTCAAACAACACCAACAGCGCAAACTTTACGGGCGGTATTGTTGGCTATCAGGGCGACGGCATCACGCAAGACTGCGTGTCCTACGGGAATGTGGCGGGCGCGAGCAGCGTCGGCGGCGTCTGCGGTTTTAACGCCCTCACCTCCAGCATCGTGCGGCGCTCCGGTTCGCGCGGCGTCATCACCGGCACGTCTACCAACATTGGCGGCGTCACCGGGCAGGATTACGGCACCACCTCGCAGTGCTGGGCCTCGGGCGCTGTCACGGGAACTACGGGAGTTGGCGGTGTCGTCGGCCTGTTGCGCGGCACGGCCACGGCGGCAGACCTGTTTGGCTTCGGCAACACCACCGGCACAGTGGGCGTCGGCGGCCTTGTGGGGCAGGCGATTGCGGGCGCGACGTTGAGCCGGGCTTATAGCCTTGGCGTTCCCCTCGGCACGTCCAAGGTTGGCGGATCAATCGGCAACCGCGCGGCGGGCGTTACGGTCACTGACGCCTATTGGGACACCGACAGCTCTGGCAATCCCGTCGGCGTCGGCTCGGGCGTCGCCACGGGCGTTACCGGACTCACGGACGCCGCATTGTTGGCTGCCATGCCCAGCGGCTTCGGCTCCGAATGGTCGCGCGACGTCATTACGCCGAATTATCCGGTGCTGAACACCGCGCCAACGCCGCCCAACCCGACTGTCGTTCTCAATCCACCGCTCTCCATGTCGTTCGTCTCCAGCGCCACGTCTGTGGACAGCACGACCATCACCATGCCTGCCGACATCCGGGCAGGCGACTATGCGTACCTCATCAGCTTTGCGCAAAACACCACGTCGACCGCGCCATCGAACGCCACTGTCACTGATACCAGCGCATCGCCAAACTGGACGCTGGTGAACCAGCAATTCAGCAACGCCACAAATCGTGCCTGCCGCATCAACACCAGCATCAAGATATTGCTTGGCACAGAGACGACGGTATCCGGTATGACGACCGGAACGCGCGGGCGGACCATGATTGTCATGGTGTTCCGGCCGTCTAACCCGGTCACTGGCGACACATGGACAAGGCTCAACGCGCGTGTCGTGATTAACGGCGCAGCGACCGGCAGTGCGCCGCAAAGCATGGCCGCAGGTACATCTCCATGCGTCATCGTCGGCTGTGCTGTCTATGATTCTGGAACGCCGCCCGCCAACCAAATCTCATTAGGTGATGACGAGGTCATCACGGCAACGTCCGTCATCACACCTGCGCTCGTGTCCCGCGCAAGCTACCATGTGAGCAACACAGGCGCGGCTTCCTCGACTTACAACGGCGACACGGATGCTGGCGGTGTTGCTATCATCTGTGTGAATGTGAGCCTGTCATGACCGATACAGAGTTTCTGACCGACTGCGTGGCCCGGTGCGAAGCCGGTGGCGGACGCGCCGCGTTCTCTCACACCGAGATTGCCCGCCTCGTGGCGCTCTCGGGTGTCGATGGCATCGATTACGCGGACGACGGGACCGGCTCGCACACACTCAGCGCGCGGCTGGTCGGGTGGCTGGCCGAACTGGCTCGCGCGCCGTGATTACCACGCCAACTCTGTCTTTCGTGAGGGACGTTATGAGTAACCGCAAAAACGGCCAACCCCTTTGGTGGGTCCGCCCGATTATCGAAGGGCATGTCGATGATAGCGCAGGTCACGCATTTGTCGGCACTGAAATGGAGATGGTGGAACACATTGGCAAGCTGCACCGGGAAACCGGGGTCCAGCATGCTGCGGTGTGCTCTAAACAATAAGTGCATTAATCCTCGGGGGAGGATGAATTATGATAATTGGTGAAAAATCGCCGCCGCTTGCTTTGCGTGACTGGCTGGGCTTCGTGGCAATTATTGGAGGTGGCCTTATTGCGTGGGGCACCCTCACGGCGGACTTCCGTGCATTGGCGCAGCGCGTGGACAAAGGCGAGTTGCGTGATGCAGAAGATAACAAGGCGCTTAATGCGCTCACTGGTTCTGTGATCGAGCTTCGCGGCGATGCCAAGGCGTTGCGGAAAGAGCAGGACCGGCAAGGACATCAGCTTGACCGCATCGAGCTTATTCTGCGGGATCGTTATATACCTCCACTTTTGCCCCAGAAGCCTGCTCCCTAAGATTATGAGGATTCTATGAGTGCGAACCGGAAGGCATTCTTCGACGGCATCCGCCCGGACCTGTTCAGCGGCACTCTCACGCAGGATCAAGTCAAGGGCATCGATGCCATCCTCGATGAGTGGGAGGCGCGCAAGCTGACGGATTTGCGCTGGCTGGCTTACATGCTGGCAACGACTTATCACGAGACAAACATGACGATGCAGCCGGTGCGCGAAGCTTACTGGCTGTCGGAGGGATGGCGGCAGCGGAACCTGCGCTATTACCCTTGGTACGGGCGGGGATACGTGCAGCTTACATGGGAAGAAAACTACAAGAAGATGGGAAGTTTGCTGGGCGTCAATCTGCTGGACAATCTCGACCTTGCTATGGACCCGCGTATCGCTGCTGCGATCATGTTCGAAGGTATGATGAAGGCAGATAGCAGTATCGGTGATTTCACCGGCAAGTGCCTTGAAATGTACTTCAACGACACGGTCGATGACCCGGTCGGGGCGCGGCGCATCATCAACGGGACCGACAAAGCCGACCTGATTGCCGGGTATCATCGCGGGTTTCTGAGCGATCTCCTGTACGCCCGTGGGGGAGCCGTCTGATGCCATTTCTTCCTCTGCTGCTCGGCATCGCGCCGACCGTCGCTAGCTGGATCATGGGCGACAAGACTGGTGCCGCAGTAACGAAAATCACCGGCATTGCCCGCAACCTGTTGGGCACCGACGACGCTACGGATATGGAGCGGGCTATTGCTGCTGACCCGAACCTAGCCTTGCAGTTTAAGATGGCGGTCATTCAGGCTGAAGCCGATGCCCGACGCCAGCAGTTTGATACCTTGCAGGCTCAGCTTGCGGACGTGCAGAGTGCCCGTAGCCAGACGGTAAAGCTTGCCGAGACTGGTTCAGCGATTGCGTGGGGTGCCCCGATTATTAGCACGTTGATCACGTTCGGCTTCTTTGCAATGCTGTACCTCGTGATCCGTCAAGAAATTCCAGAGAGTTCCCAGACGCTGGCTAACATCATGTTGGGTAGCCTTGGTACTTCTTTCACTGCGGTGGTGGGATATTGGGTCGGCAGTTCTGCTGGCTCCGCGCAGAAAACAAGCGCGCTTGAGAAGATTGCTCGTGGCTAGGAGAATTTGATGGCCAAGCGAGCATTGTTTAACCGGAGGCAATCTCATGCCCTTTAGCGAAGACCCGTATGGCATAGACCCATATGGCAGCAGTCCTCTTCTTAATCTCGTGCCAGTCCCGACGCCTCCCGCGTCTTCTGGCACCACGACTTTCAATCTAGACCTTGGTGATATTATTACTGAGGCTTACGAGCGTTGCGGGATCATGGTCCTGTCGGGCAACGACTACCGGACGGCTCGGCGGTCCATCGATATCATGATGCAGGAATGGGCAAACCGGGGGCTCAACCTCTGGACGGTTGAAGCAGGGACACAGGTCCTGACGGCTGGCACCAACACCTATAATCTGCCCATCGATACGGTTGATTTGATCGAGACCATGTTGCGTACCGGCACCGGAACAAATCAGCAGGACTACACCCTGACGAAGATTTCGGTATCGACCTACGCCACCATCGCCAACAAGCTGGTGACGGGTCGCCCGGTGCAGGTTTACGTCAACCGCCAGATCACCCCGACCTTCACGGTCTGGCCGACCCCGGATGCTGCCCGGACCTACACGCTGGCCTATTGGCGGCTCCGTCGCATTCAGGATACCGGCACCCCGGCCTCCAACGTGATGGACATGCCGTTCCGCTTCATGCCTGCTCTCATTGCTGGCTTGGCTTACTATGTAGCGATGAAGAAAACCTCGGCCATAGACCGGGTGTCTGGGCTGAAGGCAATCTACGAGGAGCAGTGGCAGTTGGCTGCGGACGAGGACCGGACAAGGGCTTCCTTCCGGTTCGTGCCGTTCATCCCCCAGAGGCTATGAAATGACGAGCCGGTTTGCCGCTGGCAGGAGGGCCAAGGGTACTTGCGACATGTGTGCGGGGGTCTTCCTGCTCCATGAGCTTCGTCCGGAAATCTACAATCAAGCCCCCACCGGGTTTCTGGTCTGCTCCAGTTGCTGGGATTTGGATAACCCCCAGCTTCAGTTGGGCAAATTCCCAATCAACGATCCTCAGGCTCTGCGAAACCCCCGTGTCGATACCAACCTGATCCAGAGCCGACAACTTTGGGGATGGTCTCCAGTAGGTAATGCGTCCACCCAGTCTCAGGTATATGCTGGGTTCGTTAGCGTAAATGGTCAGTTCCAATTTCCCAATACTCAGGAGAATCCGTGATGGCTAAGGGTAAATTTGAAGATTCCAAGAAGGACAAGGATCAGGACAAGAAGCTGGCCGCCAAGAAGGGCATGAGCTTCAAGGCTTGGGAGAAGTCCCCGATGGATGTCAAGCATGACCGGCAGGGTTCCATGAAGGGGCTCAAGGCTGGCGGCAAAGTCAAAGGCAAGCGTTAGGAGGGGGATGTGGCGGATAAAAAAGATAAATATGATGCGGCAGATGCGAAAGCTGATGCCGTTGAAAAAACTCGTGCCTATCGGCAGCAAGGCTATACAAAGTCTTGGGATGGAGTGGGAACCCAAGATCAAGAAGACTTTGATCGTCGTTCGCGTAGTCATCCCAAGATACCGGCCCGCGAATTTGGTCTTGGTTCAAGGCCATCAGAAGTCAGGGAGGACCCTGTGCCGGGACCTTTTATCCGGATTCTGAAAAAAGGCGGCGCAGTAACCAACTTCCGCGATGATCACTGCGGTCATGCAGACATGAAGCGTGGCGGTCCCGTAAAAGGCAAGCGTTAGGAGAACGACAATGGCAAAAGCAAAAGGTGTTACCAGTGCGGCGATGAAGTCTGTCGGTCGCAACATGGCTCGGGCGAATAACCAGAAGTCTTCGGCCAAGGTGCCGATGAAGTACGCCAAGGGCGGGAATGTGAAGGCTCCCAAAGAGATGGTCCCCCCGTCTGGCAAGATGGGTTCCATGAATGGCATGGGCATGGACGACAGCGGCTTTGGTTCCGGCACTGCCCGTGGCGGCAAGGCCCAGACCAAGGGCAAGGCTTTCAAGGGATCGTTCTAACCTAACCCCCAGAGGGGATGAACCGTGGCTTGGACATACACTACGCTGAAAGCTGCTATCGAGTCCTATCTGCAAAACTCCGAGACGGAGTTTGTCGATACCTATATCGATGTCGCCATCAAGCAGGCTGAAGACCGGATTTCCAAGTCGGTTATCCTCCCCGCAAATCGGAAGCATGATCTGATCGATCTGGCGAGTGGCTCTACAACGGCTAATCTTCCTTCTGATTTTCTGGCTCCCTTCGAACTCAGGATCAACAACGCCGGGGACTTCACACACGTTGATTACTCGGATGTCTCCTACATGCGTTCGGCATTCCCCAACCCGCTGATGGTTGGGGTGCCCCGCTGGTATTCGATGTTCGATGCAACAACCATCATCTTGGCACCCACTCCGACGATTGGTCTGAGAGGGTGGCTCAACTACTTCCACAAACCGGAGTCCATCGTTACTGCCGGAACTTCGTGGCTTGGCAGTAATGCCGAGAACTGTTTGCTCTATGGCTGCTTGGCAGAGGCTTACACTTTTCTCAAGGGTGATGCAGACCTGATGAAGCTGTACGAGGAGAAATATCAGATTGCCTTGGCTGATCTGAAAAAGCTTGGTGAAGGCATGGACCTTGGGGATGCATATCGAATGAATGAGCGCCGGGTGACTGCATGATTCAGCAGACCCCCACGGCCAGTTTCAGACAACAATTGCTGGAGGGCGTGCATGATTTCCGCACGACCGGGAACGTCTTCAAAATTGCCCTCTACTCCAGTTCCGCCACGCTTAACTCCTCGACCACGGCCTATTCATCCTCCGGGGAGGTTAATGTTTCCGGCTACACGGCGGGCGGGGCGACCCTGACCAACGTGAACCCTTCCTCCAGCGGCACCACTGGATTTACAAGCTTCTCTACGGTGACATGGGCGGCCAGCGGACTGACCGCTCGCGGTGCCTTGATCTACAATTCAGATGCTGTGGGGTACACCAACCCGTCTGTTATGGTTCTGGACTTTGGAATGGATCGTTCTTCCTTGAGTGGGGTTTTCACGATTACCTTCCCAACCTTTAATTCCTCATCTGCGATTATAAGGGTTAGCTAAATGCCCAGTACATACTCTACCAATCTCAAGCTGCAATTGATGGCCACGGGCGAGGACAGCGGCACTTGGGGCGTCAACACCAACAACAACCTTGGCACCCTGATCGAGGAGTCCATTGTCGGTGCTGCTACAATTGCCATGGCGGACGCCAATCAGACCATCACGACTCCTGATGGGGTCACGGGAAGTGGTCGCCATGTCTATCTCAATTGTACTGGAGTCCTGACAGCTAACCGCAATCTGGTTGTTCCGACATCGAACAAGAACTACGTCGTCACCAATTCGACCACGGGTGGGTTCTCCATCGTGGTCAAGACGACAGCCGGTACGGGCATCACCATAGGCCCCGCCCTGAAGCGGTATGTCTACGCTGACGGAACCAACGTCGTAGAGGCGATCAACAGCGTTGGTGATTTTACCGTTGCGGGTACTCTCGGTATCTCCTCGCTGTCAACTCCGGGTAACGCCACAATCGGTGGCAACCTTGCGGTCACCGGCACGACCGCTCTGACGGGCAATGCCACGATGGCTGGCACGCTGGGCGTTACCGGGGCTGTGACCGGAGCCAGTTTCAACAAAACTGCAATCACCGCCCCGGCAACCGGGTCTACTCTGGCTATTGCTGATGGCAAGACGTTTACCGCCAGCAATACGCTGACGCTGACCGGAACAGATGGCACAGCCATGACGTTTCCGGGAACCTCCGGAACAGTTGTCACGCTTGATGCTACGCAGACGCTCACC